GTCTGTGACTTCCGAATCCATCAAAGCACCAGCAGCCGTTACATTTGTGGTATCTGTTACGTCTGCCCCGTCCTCGACATTTATCAGAGTTCGGAAGTTCGGCAAAGTCAAAGCCTCCACACTCCCGCTACCCGCAGAACTACGAGCCAAAACCCTGTTAGTAGCAATGTTCGATATCTTGTCAAATGTTACAGCATCATTATCTATCTCAGCAGTTCCAACCGTATCAAGTGCTGCCAAAGCCCCTGAGTCTGTTATGTCTGTTAGTGTGTGCGTGTGGCTTGAATCAGCCTTGCCGTCAATCTGCGTTTGAATTGCAGATGTTACCCCGTTGAGATATTGAAATTCGGTATTTGACACAGATGCGTCCGCGATCTTCGCAGCATCTATACCCGCTTTCAGTTCTTCGTCACCTATGTTTGATACGGTGTTGTTATCCGCATCAATGGTTTTATTGGTGATAGTCTGAGCAGCGGTCAATCCCACCAACTGCTCTGCGATAGATGCGGGGTCATAGGTGGACGTAGACATATCCCCACTACCGGCAGTTACCATAGTCAAGAACTCACTCTTGGTGATAGAGTACATCTTACCCGCAGAGGTATCCCACCATATAATAAGATCATCATTGGCGGTTGCTGCCGCTAATATCGCATCGAACTCGCTTGGATTTTTACGCCTTGTCATTCTACTAATATTCTGTCGTTATCTTCATCCGATATGTATGTTCCGTTCTCGTCAACTAAGTGTACGTACATAGCCGCCTCACACACATCAAACTCTGCCTTTTGGTGCAAGGTGACAAATAGTTGGTGTCCTACATAATCACTTCTGTCGTAGTGTACGAAATTCACCTTCGTTGCCGACCTGTCAAACTGATAGCCCTCATCGTACTGCTTAGTGTCTAGCCAAGCTAGTAAGTCTTGCGCTATCTTATCTGTGTCACTTATCCCCTCAATCTCATTGCTCATATCCTTCTGCAACACATCCATGATCCGAACATCGAACGTGAAGGACTTACGAGTTTCCTCGACTTCACTACCATTCAAGTAGAACCACAGAACAAATCCATTCAAGTCATCAGTATCAATCTCCGGGGCTGCACCAAAAATGGTGTCATTCACCATCAGATGACTGCTTCCGAAGTCCTCTATTATCGCTATTGCCTCGTTTAAGGTCATTCTTCTTCTTCTCGTACAACCTCAAAGTCTTGAGGTTCTTCTTGTCTCTACCCCTATTCACACCACTCATCACCCATATATATATCTAGTCCTAAGTGCTTCTTCCCTTTATTGCCACCCAAGTAAATGCTTGTTCGGTATGGTCTTCCTGTTGGATGTATGATGTCATACCCCGTTCCTGGATTATCATACAGAGGGAAAGTACTCTTGTTCTCCTTCAAGTACTTGACCAATCTGTTCGCATAGAACTTAGCCTTGTTAAAGTAGTTGTTCTCTAACCTGCGGATTTCCTCTTGGTCGGCTGGTTGCATATTGTCACCATCACGAGTCTGCACACCCATATTGCTCATCTGATAGGTCGTAGGGCGCACAATGTCGCACATGATCCAATACAGCATAGCGTTATGAATGTAATCCTCTAGTAACGTCTGATTCGCACTCGTAAGCGAACTCGGTAACTCACCCTTGATGTCGTTGTATATACCCGTTCCGATAAGAGGCTGAATGAACATATCTTGGCAGGATATAATACTCTGCTTGATAAGCTCATCGTCCACGTTTCTGTGAACCGGAGTCAACTTCTTGAAGTCTGTTGCGCTTAGTAAATATTTCCTAGTTGCCATTTCGTCTTACTACTACTTGTTTCCATACGTGACGGCATTGAGGTCTACGCTCACCCGCCCTATTGTACCATCCACCTCTGTATAGCCACACACTCTGATTAAAGTCTGTCATGTGATTCTCCATACCTTCAATCTCTTGCCGGGTATACAGAGCGTTGCGCCCCATCAACGTGCTGCAAAATCCCCTACTCTTCGTCTTGAGTGGCAAAGCATCGTCCGCTAACGCATATCTGTACCTGAGTTCAATCGTGGCTAAGTCTATTTTTTTTAAGGCGATATAATCACCCACATCCTTTAATGCGAACTTCGGCTGCTCGTCCTCGAACTCAATATCAAATTCGTCCAATATTTCAAAGTTCTCTGCATCTTCCCCACAAGACCCCAAGTACATCAAAACATCGCCATATCCGTCCTCTGTTGCGCTCATATCGACATTCTCTTCAACGGGAGCTGCCTTCACATTCTTTACTCCGAACTCTCTTCGCAAGAACTCTGCTTTCTCCTCGTCAGGAATCAATGCTGATACCTCTTCGTCAGATATAGGAAGCCTTGGGTTCATTGGCTTCAGTTCTTCTACCTTCAAGGCTTTTGGTAGCCCCATAATATCGAGTAGATAGTTGAGCGTTCCTACCACTTTAGCCTGTCTTCTGACAACGTAAGTCTCTTTGAACAGTTTGTAGGCTTCTAGTATCTCTCTTCGTCCACCTAGCTGCCCCTCAGAGCGAACTCCGAACAGCATCGGACTTGTGATCTTGTGACCAATGAATATAGACTCCTTTGTGCGCTCCTCTAGGTTGCTGAATCTCTCCGCTAAATCATTTGAGTTTATTTGCTCAACTGTGGTGGCGTGGTCTTTATCTTCTGCAAAGTTGATTACAACCCTATTCCCATTCTCTGACCCCGTGAACTTCTCGGTCAAGTCTCTCTCAATCGCTTTAGCTTCCTCGTCTGTTGGAGGGATACCGTTCAGTAGGTTGATAATTGTACCGCCACTAAACCCGTTCTTGATAGAGTTTAGGTCGAACTTGCCGATCTCTACAGACGTTTCAATCTGAGGAATCGCACCTACATACTCAGGATATGGGTAGTAGTTGATGTCAGGTCTATACTCTCTGTGATATATGTAAGACACTTTTGCTGTGCCTTTAGGGTCGAATAGTGGGTAGTACTTTACCTCCGGGTTTCTGTTCTGCATCCTGTAGGATGGCTTACTTCTCGGACTCTCCCATTCATCAGAGATCCACACCCCTTTGTTGCTCTTATCCATGCGGACATTCGTGAAGTCCTCGTGGTGGATCTCAACAATCTTATTCCCCGCCTTCGCTCTGACAACCTTAATGGCATACCCGTTGAATACCTCGTTGTCAATTACTAACTTCTTATAGGTCTCTTGCAGGGTTTCATAGCCATTAGGAAACATCACGAAGTCTCTGAGTCCTGACACCCCACTTCTACCCGTTTCTGTCGTAAGCCCTCTACCTACAATGTAGTTTACCTTACCCGTGATGATTGCGTTGTGTACCGCAGACTGGTTAAACAAGTCTACCAAGTACAGAGGGAATAAGTTTCTTTCCCCGAACTCCACCCAATCAGTTCTGCTGTTAGGTTTCTCCTTGAATAACGGCAACTCGTAACTCGCCAACTCAATCGAGAAGGTTCTGTTCTTGGCACTCATTTGAGGCTTCTTCTTATTCTGTGTCATAAACCACGTTCGTATTTGAGATCGAGTACTCCACCTCAGTTATGTCAGCACCCAAAGACCTGAGTATTCCCGTCTCAACAATAAATGTGTCAGCAGGTATATCTTCATCGTCCTGATTCGCCTTCTCGTAAACCTTGTAGGTGTAATCCCCTTCCGGGATCGTTTCGTCTGTTCCCTCTGTCAGAGTGAACTTCTCGTAACTCGTATCCGATGATGTGTTGGTCAAGAAGAACTTAATCAAAGCTCTGTCGTGCTTGTCGTAGAGGACAAGCAAGTATTCGGGTGAGGCATAGGTAGCCTTCTCCCCTAATGTCATTACAAATGTGTTTGATGCCGCTCTTGTTATAACCACCATACATATATATAAGTGTTAAGTGGCAAAAGTGTCACAAAAAAGCCCCGACATTTCTGCCGAGGCTCAAAACACAACATGAAACAATATTTTGGCGGGTGGTGAAGAATAAGTCGCTTCCCCAAGTTTGTTATTCGTTAATACCCGCCTAAAAACTTAGATTTAAATAACTTTATATCGCAAATATACGAACAAAAAACAATACGAAGTGTCATAAAAAAGTAAAAGCCCCAAAGAGGGGCTTCTACCGATATATGAGAGTGATGACTAGATTTGTGTGACTGAGACATCTGCGCTGAAAGCAGCATACTGAATCTCAGGAGCAGGTTCAGGCTCTTTCCCCTCGAAGTTGAGGGTGTACCCGTTTCTGTCCCCTAATTCTGTACCCGTTCCTACCTCAGAGTTCTCCATCTCCATTCCATTATCTTGCCCAAGTAGCCAGTACTTATCGTTCTGATCCTTCACAATGATATGCATATTCGCTTTAGCAAGGAGGATGATCTCGTTGCGTTTAGCTTGTTCCATCTTGGTGAGAACTAAGTTTACACCTTGTTGATAGAATGCCGTTCCGTTCTGACGATTAACCTGTGGGTTATCCATCATTGCCGAAGTAGCATTGCGAGGCTCGTATTTGTACCAACTACCGCTGTTAGTGATCCCCGACACAGTTCCATCGGCAGTCACAGAGATTCCTGAGACGTTACTTTTATTAGCAAAGTACACCTCCTTGATTCCACCCGCTGAGTCCTTACACCCAACGCTTACACCGGTTGTTAATTCACAAGCCATAATTCAGATTCTATTAAGATAATGTAAACTCAACCAAGTCAGCAATACGAGCGATTTGAACACCAAGTTTGAAACGAACCTTGTAGTAGATTACGTCATCGTCTTTGGAGTACCAAATGTCGAATACCTCATGGTCATTCATTCCGTCAACTCCAATGTAGAAGTTGCTTGTCTGCCCAAGAACCATTCGGTTCGTTCCGTCAAGACCGTGAACACCCACCAAAGTGACATTCTTGCCAGGGATTTGAACCGAGTAGTTCACCCATTGAGTTTGGTCAATGTGGAAGTTGTTTTGGGCGATCTGTGCAGTTACCCACTTGTCAAACGTGTCAGTTCCACAGAACAATACTTGATTTTGCTTACGTCTCAGTCGAGCCGGACGAGCATCAATCATTGCGTTTACGATTGTTACAGCGTTGGTGTTATCCGAAGCAGTAGCAGAAATAGCTGATACTGAGTTGGTGTTACCGGCTGTTGCTGTACCCGCATCGTCGATAAGCTGCATAAAGCCATCGAATTTGTTGGTGATAGGGTCTGTGTTAGAACCCGCATCGTTACCTTGCCAAATTACAGTCTCGTTGTTCTCTTGTACCAAAGACAAGATTCCCATCGCTACATCTTCCTCGAAAGTCAAAGACTCTTGCTGTGCGTTAGCACCTTGACGGAGCAAGTTCTGAGTCCATTTAGCTTCCAAGTCGATAGGGCAAAGAGAGTCGAAGTACTTGATACCTACAACTGTGATTTCTGCCTGTGTGAAAGTGGTTGATCCTGATGCTGTGTTTGAGCAACTATCGTCCTGCGGATATGCAGTAAGATCGAAGAGCTGCAAAGCATCTTTGTGTTTTACGCCCGTTTGGAAACTCACATACTCTTGTGTAGTCCCCTCGAAATATAGGCGGTGGAGCAATTCCGTTGAGGACTGATCCACATAATTCGTTAATGATGATACGTCAAATGACATTGTTATTTCTTTTTAAGTAGTACGTTACCCATTGCGATTGCTCTCTCTGCTCGTGTCATCTCCTTAGTCGAAGGTGTCTTTGCAGGAGTTTCTACCGCAGGAACTTTGCTCATTTCTGCAAGTAGTTCAGCAGCTTGTTCTTTGATTTCTGCGTTCTCAGCTTTCGCTTCGTCACGCTCCTTAGAAACCTCAGAAAGTCTTGCTTCAAACCCTTCTACCTTCTCAGCGAGTGCAGCAACTGTCTCAGAGAGCTTATTGAGAGCATCTGCTTCCGCGCTTGGAGTTTCGTCTGTTTCAGCTTCGGGAGTTTCCTCTGTGGAAGCCTCCACCTCGACTTCCTCTACAGTCTCCTCAGAAACGAGTGACTTCAAGAAGGCGAGTAGCTTGTTCTTTTTTTCTTCCATTCTATCTATATAAGTGATTAGTCTACTAAAGTGTCTAATTTGCTCAAGATCATATCAGCTAGTTCTTCTAGCTCCTTATCCTCCTTGCTCATTGCCAACGATGCGGACTCGCCCGTGTCTGCTAGAGAGTAGATGCCCTCAATGCTGAACCCTGTGAATACGCCTTCCTTGATGTATCTTTCCCAAACCTCATCATCCTCTACTCTGAACATTCCGAACCAAGTCCCGTCCGGGTGATCTTGAAGTTCCACAGGAGGATTGATACCCATAGAGCTATCCTTAATGAAAGAGCTTACCATATAAACACCGTCAAGTGTCCACTCCTGGTCATGCTCCGCATTCGTGTTGTTTGTCTTAGATGTCTTGAAGTACTTGTAGACAGTCTTCTCGATTACATCCTTACTAAAGCGTATGAAGAACGGGTTGCCCGAATCGTCTCGTCTAAGAACCAGCTTGTCGGGAATCAGTAACGCTCCTAAGATTAAGCGTTTCTCCTCTGATTGCAGTTTGTATTGAGCTGTGCTGTGATTAAATGCCAACCATGCGCTCTCCATAGCAGGGCTAGAAACGAGACTCACAGTATTTACTCCACCATTCACCTCATCAAATACAATGTCGAAAATTGGTATATTGTCCATACATAACTATAAGTGCTATGTACGGCTATCTGTCTAATTAGAGTCGGGAGCGAACCTTAGTCTTGCTCACCTTGTCTGTGGTTGTTCGGATGTCATGCTCTAAAACATATACTCTGACTGCTGAACCTGGTGTTTCCCCGCCACTTAGGTTTGAGAACCCTGTTGTTGTTACAGGCATTGTACCTTCGGCAGAAACAGAGTCAGTTGTTTTTGATGGTAGCTTCTGAGCTCTTATTGCAGCGACTCTAGCCATACCTGCCGTTATAGCAACAGCAGCAGCTATCTTAGCTTTTACTATTGATGTTGGATCAAGAGGATTTAGTTGGCTTGTGTATGCCCTCTGTGCTGCAACTATTGTGTCTATGATAGTGGTGGCTATCGCTACTTGCTTCTGTATCTTGAATAGCCTTTCCTCGTTCTTAGTGTTCTTTTCAGCTAACCCGCCTATAAACTCTATACTATTTGCCATTATAGCTCCAATAGCTGATGTGAAGAATTGTTGCTTTTCTATGCGATTGTTAAAATCCTCCATCATCAATTTTAAGGCTTTTTCATCTGTTTCCCTTTGTCGTTTGACAAACTCCGCATCCTTTTCAGCCATCCAGTCTAGGTGATCCTGCCATAGCATTTCCCTTTTATCAATAGCCTGTTGCTCCACAATATCTAGGGCAGCTAATTCATCAGCTTGTAGTTGGGCTATTTGCTCCTCTGATATAGTAGTGCCTTCCATTGACTCAGCCATAAGTCCTGAGTAGAATTCCTTGATTCTTGCCTTCTCTTTCTCCTCCCACTCAGTTACAGCATCGGTTTGTAGTGCTATTAAGGCATCATTAAATTGCTTTGCCTCTAGCAATATTTCACCCGCAGGCTTTCCGTAAAATTCCACCACATACCCGCGTTTTTTAGCTTTACCACCATTCTGTTTTCCGAAAAGCTGCTCCCCCTTCAATCTGAGGAATTGGTAAGTCTCCAACGCTCTCTGCGCTTCTGGAATTAACTCATTCTTTAATTCTTTCCACCTTTCGGCTTCGACCAAAGACATATCTTCACCCTTAGCCTTAATCTTATTTAATTCTTCTCTATATTTTGCCACCCTCTTAGCCTCAATACCCTCTCGCTTCATGTTCTCTAAGTATTCCGTATACTTCTTGGCTATTTCGTCATCGGTGAACCTTTCTTGCAGCTTTTTAAAGTTAGGAATCTCCTTCTCTAGCTCTTTCATTGCTTGTCTAGCTACTTCTGGGTCAAATATTTCGAGAGGGTCACTATCGTCCATCTGACTTATCAATGCCTCTATCTTGGCTCGCCTTTCATCAATCGACACTATGCTTTCCTGCAACGCCTCATTTAAAGACTTCTGAGCTTCAGCCTGCTTATTTGTTCGAGACTCCCATATTGTCAATAGCGACAATAGCCCCTGTATTGCGACTATAACCCCCATCGGTCCCATTAGTGCCGCACCAAGCTCCCTCCCCATAAACTGCAATCTGCCCATAGCGTTTATTCCTTTTGGTGCCTGTTTTGAAAGCTCTCCCATCATCGTAGCAACCTGACCAATGTTGTTTGCCATCCCCCTCATGCCGTAAGCCGCGTCCGAAGCGATACGAGACATCTCTAAAGCCGACTGCCCTGCTAGATTTGTAGCCTTGCTTTGTTTGCCGAGATTAGATGTACTTTCTTCTGTTTCCTTATTAAGTTTCTTGACTTGTTTCTCGGCACGTTTCATCGCTCGAGTTGTGGCATCAAGGCTTTGGACGTTGCCCTCATTGTCAACGACCATTTTTAGCGTTATCTCTTTCAGTTTCGCCATTATGTCTCGATTATTCTGTAATAAACTCTGTAAGTCACATCACCCCCACTACCCGTAAACTCTGTTGAATCAACCATAATCTCTACGCCCTCAC